AGTTGTGAGAGTGTAGGTTACAGTGACCACATCGCGAGTATCAGGAATATAAGTAGTGAGAGTGCTGTAAGGATATATGCCAGCACTAGGGTCATAGGGTTCGAGAGGAAGGTCTCCAGAGATTGAGTCGTCAACAGGTGGAGGACATGGTGGTGGAACATAGTCTTTCTCGATGTACTTAAAGTCTGTTTGATCGAACACCTTGACATACGAGTAAGATGTACCGTCAGTGATACCAGCAGTTGCATAACCACCAACGACAGTGGTTGATGTAAACAACTCACTGCCTGTGTCTGTCGTAAACAGAGGTGGGGTGGGGCTAGACACCACTAGTGTCTGCTCACTCACAGTAAAGGGAGGGTAAGTTCTCACCGGAAGATTAGTAGTGGGATCAAGCGTCTCTGTGTAGGGACGCATACCAATAGTGAATCCGTTCAGTGATGTCGGAGGGTTCACACCGATAGGAGTGGCTGTCCATGAGTTGGGTAGAGTTCCCGGATTTCCTATAAGATATTCGACTAACATTAGTTCAGATAAATCTGTGCTGCCTTCACTGTCTGAATGCCAGTGATAGTGACATCTTCTTTTCCTTTCACAATCCTTTCTCTGTTGGTTGTCACCTCTTCATAGTAATCACCAGGAGCAGAGGATTTATTTTGTGATCCTCCTGCTCCAGGTAGAACCACATTAGTGTAGGTTGCTTTAGCTAATGATGAAGGTGATTTTGTGTACTCACCAGTGACATCAACTCTCTCCTGTCCTGCCACCAGGTTTAGGTAACCGGCAGAGATAAGACTGATACTACCATTGGGATCTGTGTTGTTAATAATAAAGTTACCCTTGACATTCATGTAATTTAAGCCGCCACCTTCTCCCTCTTCCATTGTGCCCTCTTCGGTTCTGTGAGACACAGACCTTTCACGATACTCTTTAGTGTCAATGTAGACTGACTTGGTGCCTTTCAGGGCGATATTTTCGTTCGCCTTCTCTTCAATGTTATTAGCAGTGAGGATCATGTCAGTGCCACTAATAACCTTTGTGGTCTCACCGACATCAACTTCTAGTTTATTGGCTACAATTCTAAGAGTGCCACCAACCTCAATGTTTACATCGGTGTCGTATCTCATTGTGGTGGTGTCTGCACCACCAGATGTGCTGCCTCCATCAGTTCCAGGTTCAGAAGACACACTACCATGCATGTGTAGGTCTTTGATTGCCTTGATGAAGATACTACCGTCAGTTTTGAACTCCATATGGGAGCCACTGGCGTGTTTTACTACCAACCTTTGGTTTTCTGGTGTGTCATAGAAAGAAATTTCATGACCAGCAGGAGTAACCCATGGAATTGAATATTGATATTCCTGATTCTGGTCTTCAATTTGTGAGCCCGCTTTTCCTGACATGATTAGTAACTAGATTGTTGTTGAGGTCCGACGATAATGTTTGGTGGTGGAGTTGGAGTGGGACTCATGGGAAGTTCCGGTGTTGATGGAGGTAAATCATCACTATCTATAGTTGGACCACCAAGAATAGTTGTGAGAAGAGCTTTGTTTGCTGCAGTCACCATAGCAGCTGCCTGTTCGATCTCTCGAATAGCATTTTTTTGTGCTTCTGATGGACAGAAGATGTACTCCTGTTGAACAGGGTCATTCTTAGTAGTCTCTTCTCTAGGTATAGCATTCATTATAGGATACACCTTAGCTCCATATCCATCTACATCAGTGATGGTGATCGTAGGAATTCTACAGAACCCTCTACCATTATCGATAATTTGAACATCTACAACCCTACCATCTTGAATGATGAGTTTTGCTTTACCGTTGACTTCCTCTTTGTCTCTATCATAGATGGTGATTTGTGGGTCAACATAACCTCTACCGGTGTTTCTTACAAAGAAACCTGACAGGATAACATCATAGTTACCACCACAGGAGATAATCCCTACCTCGTTATTGTCGGGGATGATGCTGACCGGGGCATTGGGTTGGTTGATGTCCCATGACAATGGTGTAGTTTGAATGGCTACCAGTTCCCCTGACTTAGTGTCAACCACAGGGACTGGTGTGCCTGCATAACCTGGAATAAAGATAGATGGATAAACCTTTTTCTTATCGGTCAAGTTTCTGTAGAAGTATTGTTCACCTGGGTTGGTGATGACAATAACATTCGGGATGCCCTGAACAAAGTTCTCGGCTGCGTTTATGTTTTCACTGGGTAGGGGTAGAGCTTCAACTGCACCAAATTTACCTGCAGGAACCGTGTTGATGGCAGCTGGTAGATTATAATCATCAGGAACTTGGAGGGTTGTGGCGTCCTCACAAGGGATCATGTTAGCATCTTTTACTGTCTTCTCTTTGGCCTTAGCCACACCACCGAACCCTGTCAGTGCGTTTGACTCCGTGGTGTTTCTATCGGAGTTAGAACCAGCACCACCAGAGAAACTGCCACCCTGTCCACTAAGACCTGCCATGGCACTACCTTGTGAACCTGACCCTGTGTTATAGATCCTTTCAGTTGCACATCCAGCAATGGTAGAAAGGTCCATCGTTCCTAATCCACCAGCGTGGAATAGTCCTGGGAACATTCCAAAGAACTGGTCAATCACAAATGCCAGTGGGTTGCCACTTCCAATCAGTGATGCTACGGTTTCTGATGCCTGACTGAGTTGACTGAGGGTGTCGCTAGAACCACCTCCTGATTGTTCACTTTCAATTTGTTTAGTAACTGCTTCTGAGTTTGCAATTCCCTCTTCAAATGCCTGTTGTAGTAGAGCATTCACATTGACTACTACATCCTCAGCCAAACACTTAGCTTTTGAATTCTGAATTTGTGTGTTGGCATTGGCACCTGCTTCTCCAAAGGCAGTTTTGTTATCTGTTCTGTCACTTTCCTCAGAGTTGTTCTGTTGTTGGAGTAGTGATGTAATTAGTTGAGGTAGTTGATTGATAATGCTGCTCTGAATCCCAACGTTAAAGAGATCCGAGGCGACGGTGGTAGCTTCATCGACTGCGACCCTTGCGAGTCCATCTCTGTCCGGAACAGCAAGGATTGAGGACGCTTTTGTTTTTCTATATAACTGCTCTTCCTGCATCGATTTGGATGCGTTGACTGTCTGTTTGAGAATGCCAGCCATTTGTTGAGCCATCTGTGCCATGGCACCATTCAGGTTGATGTGGTTACCTGTCAAGTCACTCCAGACCTGGTCACCATAAGTAAACCTACTGATTTCAGGAGGCATTTGTTCTTTGATGATCTTACCGATGTCATCTGAGGCGTGTCTAACCTTACCACACAATCCGTCAGCAGCATTGACACCATAGTTTTGACCAGAAGGGGTGTCAGTTTTCTTCTCTCCCTCCTTAATAATGTTAGCTACAGACTTGGGGTCACTACCACATTTGTTATCCTTACTGTCTAGCAAGGAACCCATTGCTGCTCCAGGGTCAACAGGACTAGATGCTTTCTTTTGTTGTTGTTCACCTGGTAGTTGTCGAGCAACATTAGGACTATCCTTAGGTGCAACCTGAACAGGAGTAAAACCTGGTGCATCATCTGTCAGTTTGCCCGTGTCACCAGCAACATCCTTTCTGTAGTCTTCCTCTACACTCTTTGCAGTGTGGTTGAAACTGGAGATAACAAATGGGTCTTGTGCCTCGTTACCATCCAGAAAGAAACCAAAGACCCAACTACCTGGTAGAAGTCCATGTTTGCCACCAATCCTAGACTGCTGAGCGTGAGTAACAGGCATGCCCACTCTTGCCCATGGAAGGTCGTCAGTGGGTAGTGCGTCACCGCCAGACCCTCCTTTCTTCTCTTTAGGATGCCAACCTACACAACGGACCTTAACACGGCCAGAGAGGGTAGGGTCATCGACATCTTCTACCTGTCCAACGAAAGGAGTGAAGCCGTCCTTACCGAAAAAATTCGGACTTCCTGATAGTGATTCACTCATGATGGCCTTCCAAGTTGACCTTTAGCCCAGTCTTTCTGTGACTTAGTTTTTGCTGCTGACTCCTCATTTTGTTCTATCGTTGAACGAATTGTTTTGATTCTAGTGTAGGCCTTTCCTTCAACAAAGAAGTGATGTCCTACTGCCTGTATAATGTATTTACCCGAGTGTTTTTTATCGAATCCACCTTTAGCTTTTTCCTCATCCTCTACCTTGGCAATTTTACAATCAAAGACATCACCTGCTCTGAATTTGAATTGAGGGTAGAGAGTAAAGTGACCTGACTGGTCATTGAATGTGTTCTGTCCTCCTGAACTTTGAGCTACGTACCCTCTAGACTGGTCACCCGTGAGTGGTTTGGCCATTTGACATTCATTATTAAATTTCTGATTACTATTCAGTCGGTTGTAGATCCTAGTAATTGCTCCCTCTGGTAGTGCTTTCTTTTGTTTCTCGGTCATATTTTCTTTGTTATAGAAATCATACTCCTTATAGATCCCTGTGTCAGGGTCAAATGAAATATGTTTTGAACCGAAAGCGCCTGACCTCATCTTGGTTTGGAAGTCTCCAATTTGTGGGAATTCAAATTGAATAATTCCTCTCATGGACTCTTCCATAGATTGACTTCTATTAGCTAAAAGTGTTTGAAAGTCTTCATGACTCTCTCCAGACTTACCATCTAGAATGTCTTTGACGGAATCAAATTTGAATTCATCTAGTGTCTGCCAACATAGGAAACCAGTGGTTCCCTTTGCCTCTTCCTTCTGTGAGTCTCCATTGTCTGTGGCTTCTGTCTCTTGTGTAAGGGCATGATTACAAACATATTCTATCACATCTACCGGTCTTTTCCTAGACCCAAGGTAGTTCATTTGTTTTGCTCTGGCATTTGTCTTCACTTCTCCTCCTAATTTTTTGACCATGTCTTTGATGATCTCTTCTGGGTTGGTTTCTTTGTAGGAATTGGTCACAAAGGTTTGTTCGTTCTTTCTTACTGCCTCTGATGTAAAATCAATAGTGTATAACTTGTTAGCACCATCAACTACTTCATTACGAAGACCATTCAGAACTCCTTCGAACTCCAACTCATCTCCATTTGCATTCTTAAACTTAAGTTTAATCTTTTCGATAAACTCAATGTTATATTCTTCGATAAATCCCGCACCATCACTGTCAGAAATCATGATGTTACCCGTAACACAAGGTCTATAAATGTCCTCAAAGATAGAAATGGATTGAAATAGTCCTCTCACATCCTGGTCATCAATAGTAATCTCAGTAGTTTCAAACTGAGATGGATTGTCAAATGTAGTCTGTGTGGACATTAGATGCTAGCTCCCATGGTCAGTCTTCTCAGTTTGTATTCCATTGACACAATTGAAGTGTCTTCAGATTGTAGGATTGGTGCCTCAAGTCCAAGATTACCCTGACCTTCTCTAACACCTCCACCCATAGGCATCGGGACCACAATAGGTGTGGTAGCAGCTGCAATTTCTTGGGCAAATTCTTGTCTAGATTTTTTAACCATCCCATCAGAGTAGGCCCCACTACCTGAAGTGTTGACCGCACCACCCTTCTGGAAACCATAAGCATCAATGAAACCGTTCATTTTGTTATGGTTTGGACCACCACGAGCACGGTCAGCAGGGATTTCCCACTTGTTCATCCACCAATAAGCTGCATCCTTCGCACTCATATTGGCGGTCTCTCCTTTATAACGAGGTCCGACATGTTCGTTCAGTGCGTAGTCAATTTGTCCCTTCCAGTTGGTAGCATAATCAGGAACAGCACTCTTCATCCTGGTAGCTCTGCCAGCGTGCCACTGGAACAGACCGTGAGAACTTCCACTGTCACCGACTGCGCCTAATCGGAAAGAACTTTCCCTTTGGATGTTGGCCACAATTCCTTTGGCCTGTGCATCAGTGTAACCTTTTGATTTGATGTAGTCGAACATGGCTTTCGCTTTGGAGGCGCTGTCACCAGTAAGAGGTTCAGATGGTGTACTCACCCCCTGTTGATTGCCACCTCCAGTGATAAGGTTTCCAAGACCACTCATTGCCCCACCAATGATGTCCCCAACAGGACCAAAGAAGGACTTAATTAAATCTATGAATGGTTGGATGTAAGGACTAACTGCATTAGCCACACCAGAAAGGGCACCCATAAGTCCCCCACCACCACCACCGCCGCCGGGAGCATATGATCCACCATCACTTGATGACAAGTTGACTAAAACATTACTAGGAGCAACCTTATCATAAATATCAGCAAACTTCATTGAGTTTTCAGAACCTCTCGATCCTCCCGTTTCAATTCCAATACATCCGGCGGTGCCGTTAGCACCGATATCATTATGAGTAAAGATTTGGCCCCTACCGCCGATGTTTCCGCTCGAGTTATTCACCCATGCGGACCACTGTCCAACTTTTTGGCCGGGGTGTCTAGTAGTCTTAGTTTCTGTTGGGTATGTCCCGTCAGGTATGGGGTAGTGAGACATAGGGAAGCCAGGATTCAATCTCTGTGCCTGAGTGGTTTTGGCAGTTCTAGAAACTCCGCTGACACCACCTATCTGAGCGACTGTTTTTCCGGCTCCGTCTATTAGTTTAATTTCACCAGTGAATCCTGAGCCATCTCCAATGAATGTCATCTTACCACCGGGTTTGACTTCACCAGTAGCGAACTTAGCGCGAGCTGAACCGGCGAGTTTCTCTGTCATTTCTTGTTTTTGTTGAGAGTCTTTGCCTACAGGTCCTCCATCTTTGAACCTACCAAAGGTGGTGTTCATCATCTGTTCCATCGGTCCCCACTGACCAGGACCGAAAACTTTTTCACCAGGTTCTAGGAGTGTGGGAACCATACCACCTGACTGTAACATGGCAGCTGCATTCCGATTCATCACAAATGAACCACCAGGCAGCATCATCGGAACTTTGTCACCACTTCCGGTGCCAGGAACATTGATAGGTCCACCCGCCTGTCTATGTTCGTAGATAGATCCGTCGTTCATCCCTGTCAAACCTAGAAGGTCCATCTGACCTTGCTTTAATTTAAGTTTATTCAGGAGGGCTTCGATGTTCTGCTCGTTTTCTGCAGCTTTCTTTTTATGTCGATCTCTATATTCATCCTTTTGAAAGACCAAAGGGAGTTCTTCATCTGTTTTCTTAGATTCGGCAAGAGAACGATCTCTCTGAGCTCTCATGTTACCCAGAGAAATAAACATTTCTCTGAGTTCCATCGCCATCTCATACTCTTCCATCGCTTTTTTATGTTCAGCCGATCCTCTCTTATATCCTCCTTGACTTTGAGGCAGGTCAATTTTTTGGATAAGTTTATTTGCCTTGGTGGTGAGTTGTTGTTCGCCACGAGTTCTCTTTCTACCCGTGAGTATCTCAGTTGCTTTATTATTATATTGATTCTCAAGCATCTCACCGACATTAGTGGTTTGTGAGTTACCAAAGATTCCTCGTAAGGACTTAATCAGATGCTGAACCATAGGATCAATAATATTCGTGTTCAACCAAGATGAAATTTCTGGTCCTTTCTTTTTAATCCACTCCCATGCATTGGTCATTCCCTCAATGAGTTTGGGTTTCAACCAGTTCCATGTAGGTTCTAGAACATTTTTTTTAACAAATGTCCAGAGTTTTTCGGTCATCACATTGACCGTCTTTCTAAACTCTTTATCTGTCACATACTTGTAGATACCATAACCCACTGCAGTGGCAATGGCTGCTGTGATTACACCAGAACTTGTAAGGAACTTAGCAAGGTTAGCGATCCCTCCTTTCAAACCACCAACAACACCACCCTTACCCTTCTTATTATCCTTGGCCAATTGGCCCATGATGTCTCTATCACCTGAGTATCTTTTGTTTCTTCTTGCTGCTCTTGCATCTGCAGCTGCTTTCTTGGCAGCCACGCCCGCCATTTTATCCTGAGTGGCAGCTATCCTTTCGAGCAGTTTGGTCTGATCACCCAATTCCTTTTGGGTCTTCTTATTGACTGTAACTATGCTTTGGAGGACGCTATCCATTACACTTTCGGTTTATTTTTATTTATCACCTATTTGCGGAAGCTTGTTTCCTTGCAAGTTCTTTGGCTTCCATCAAGTTATTGATGAAAGATGTCATAACATCGATCTCCCAAGGCATAAGTTCCTCAATCTCATGAACAGACCATCCATGGTACTGTTTGAAAGCAAATAACCTTTCGTAGTACGCGACGAGGTTAGTGTGCATCATCGCGACTAGAAAAAATCCTGCAGGCCCTCCAGGGTTACCTCAAAGTTTTTACCTGTGTTGGTGTTCTTACCCTTCACTGTGTGAGACAACTTCGGCATTGTGATAAAGAAGTCTGCAATCTTTTTAAACTGTTCAGTTGTAAGTGTTTCCAACCACTCTTCAATCTCTGTTGGTCCCATTTCTGATGAGTCATAGACCTCATCTTCATGGGTAATTTGTGAGACACATCGAGCAATCAGAGCAATTTGAGATGCGATAGAACTAAGATCAATACCTTCATTAAAGAAACTGATGTCAGGATATCTCATCTTGACTAGGATGCCTTCTGCTACTTCAATAAGGTCAGTATGTTTTTCATCTCTTTTGACACTGATCTTATCAATGTTAACTGAATAATCCATGGTGAATGTTTCATCATCAGGATCAGTTACCTTGATTTCAATCTTTTCACCAGCAGATTTCGTTCTCGTCTTGAGAAACAGATACTCAATGTCAAATAGAGCTAGGTCTTCGATTTGTAGGTCAGCTGGCGCTGTGATACAACTACGCAACACATTAGTGATAGCGTTGGTCACCTCATCTGGGTCATTTGATTCTGCGGCAAGGACCAGAACCTTCTCTTCTTTCACTGAGAAAGGTTGATACTTAATTTTCTTACCGGTCGATGGGAGAGTGGTACTGTACTCAGGTCGAATATTCTTTGGTAGTGCCATTACAAAGCATTATGTGGTAGAACTATTTATCCTCTAATAAACCGGGGTCTTGCTCTGGTGGAGTAGCACCTGGTACATGAGGATAAGGTATGTACTTTCCAACCAGATTATCTTTAGTGGACCCCCCAAAACCTGGAGGCCAATAATAAATGCCGGGGGGAGCCATGCGATTACTCTCCGATGAAAATGTTGGATCTGGTTCATTACTCATAGTTTCAATTCCTTTTCTGTGATTAACTGAAAGTCAATTCCCCTATCTTCACACCACTCAGCAGCTGCTTTCCACTTGGCCATGTTAGTAGTGTAGGTATAAACTTCATTTAACCATGCTTTAGATTTGCGTTTAGGGTTTTTTGCTGGACCTCTAACTTGTCTGGATGGTTTGACCTCTACTAGTGTTTCTCTTATTATACCATCATGACATTGTCGTGCTAATAGAAAGTCTGGATAGTAAGTCCTCCTCCTCTTAGTGATTGGATCGTAGTAAGGGATGCGTTTCTCTTCAGATTGCCACCAAAGAACCTCCTCTCTGGCGTCACACCACCTCATAAATTCTAATTCCCAAGAACTTCTGTAGTAAATTTGTCCTGGGTCTCCCTTGTATTTGTCTGGGTTTAGTGGACGGAATTTGCCTTTAAGTGTTCTGCTCACCCTATAAATAATAGCGATCATAGATATTTAGAAATGTCATATCAAAGTGTAAAAGCACTTCTATCAAAGGGCATTTCAAGGCCCACCCTATTCCAGGTCATCATGCCTGTGGGTAGAGAGGCACAAGGTCAGCTGACCTTTTTGTGTAAGTCTGCATCTATTCCTGAAGTTTCAGTGGAAACTATTGCAGTGAATGGACAGGAAGCTTTGGGTGTCATCAGGGAACAACCAACCTTTGTAACCTATGCTAAACCGTTCTCCATCACAGTCATCTCTGACAGAGACTACACTGTCTATAAAGAGATGAGGAAGTGGTTTGATACTCTGGCTCTCAATGCCAACCCCAATCAGAGGACTTTATTCAACCTTAGTTTTGGATCTAATAGTCAAAGAATTAATTACTACGATAGTTTCAAGAGACAAATCACCCTCAAGAAACTAGAACAGAGTGGTGAAAGTCAAGAGGGTTATTTCCAACCTTTAGAAGTTGAATTCAATAACGCCTATCCAGTAAGGGTAGGGTCTTTGGGACTTGACACTGAGTCAGTGAATTCTAGAATGGAATTTACAGTAGATTTTACCTACGACACCTACACACTAGACAGTCTGCCTAAGGAAAACGTACCTTATGAATAGAGTAGAGGGTCTTAACTTTACTAGAAATCCAAACCAAAACATTAGATTGGTTTTGGAAAGATTAACGCCTGCAGAAATCGTTCCAAAGGCTAATAAATACTATACGTTCATCTATAAAGCTAAGACACCAGGAATTCAATACGATCAAAATCCTCTCATAGTTTGTGGTGATGTTTATAAGTGGGGTTTCACAGGACTTAATGTTCATTGGAACGCCGTGAGAAGATACAGTTGGAATGAGGTTCTTTCCAATGTTTTTGAATTGAATGAGGAGGAATTCACCACTCTTCAAGATGTTCCGCTAGCTTCGTTTAAGACAACATGACAGTAGCACTCAAGTACCCTACGGGGAGCGCTGGAAGTTCCGACTATGTAACTTTCACTCCGGAAAGGTTTAAATTTAACAAGAACCGTAGCGCGAACCAGGCATCATCTCCTCCTGCTGATGCAGGTGCCGTGCCCGTGACACTGTACATGCCTAACTCCACACCAAGTATTGGTAATGGTAACCGATGGACTGGGCATCAGATGATTGGTCCTATTGGTAACGCTTCTTTAGAGGCGGGTGCCGCTGTTGGGGAACTAATGGGTGGTGCAATGGATGGAACTATCACAGATGGATCTTCGTTTGTGGCAGCTCTCAGAAATAGAGCGAAGTCAGCACAGGCAAATGTTGGCATTGGTGGAGCTGCTCAGCTGATAGGACATGCAGGAATGCAAGCAGCTCAGGGATTGATT